TCTTTAACATACCGCTCCTAGGGGGAACAGCATGAACATGAAAAATCCACTCGTACTAACAGCGGGAGCTTTCCTGTCTGCTTGGGCTGCATCTAACTTTGCAGCAGATTACCGCTCTATCCTCTGGGCTGTACTAGCTGGGGTCTTTGGATATGCGACACCTAAACGATGACTCAGACGGATATGCTAAATCTCTATATTGCCACTCTTGCGATAGTGGGTGGATTAGCGGGATATGTGATCACACACTTGCTGTCGGAGATTAAACGACTTAATTCGCGTGTCGATGAGATCTACAACATACTTCTAGAGCGATAATATTTGCCATGGCGCGTAAAAAGGCTATCGACTTAGAAGCTTATTCTATTCTTGATCAGTACTGTATCGGGCTTAATGAATATTACAAATCGCTTCGCAGAGCAGGGTTCACTACAGAGATGGCTTTAGCCATTCTGCTAGAGCCTTTGACCTATCCTGCAACTATCTTGCCTACTCCTAATTGGCTTCCTAATCTTCCTGGCGAGATACCTTACGATGATGACGATGAGGACTAAACTTGAAACGCACCGTAGTAGTGCCAGACCTTCAATGCCCATACGAGGACTCAGTCTTTGTTAAAAATATGTCTATATTTATTAAGGCATTTCGCCCCGATACTGTCGTTACTATCGGAGACGAGATCGACCTTCCACAGATCAGCCGATGGCACGAAGGAACACCTGGATGGTACGAACAGACACTAGCTTCTGATCGAGACCGTACGGTCGATGTTCTCTGGTCTCTGACTGAGTTCGCCAAGGAAGCTGTAGTAATTAGATCAAATCACACAGATCGACTTTACAATGTGATTATGAAGAAAATCCCTGCATTCCTAGCTTTACCAGAGTTAAAGTTCGAGAAGTTCCTAAAGCTCGATGAGATGGGCATTAAGTACTATAAAGACCCATATCCGATCGCTAAAGGCTGGGTAGCCATTCATGGGGATTTAGGAGCGCTTAACCCTAATCCTGGCATGAGCGCATTAAACCAGGCTAAGCGCATGGGTCAGAATGTAATTATGGGGCACACGCACAGAGCGGGTAGAAGTGCCCATTCAGAGGCTTCTAACGGCGTTTTAAGACGAGTTCTCCATGGAGTTGAAGTCGGACACGCTATGAACCTCAAACACGCCAAATACGCCTTTACGCCTAATTGGCAGCAAGCCTTCGCCATCGTTACCGAGAACGGTAAGAATGTGCAGGTTGACCTGATCTACGCTGAGAAGGATGGCACATTTCAGGTGCATGGAAAGCGCTATGGCAGGGCTAGATGACTTTCCAGACATTCGGCGCTCGATAGATGACGCTATGGATGAGGGAGAATTGTTACCAAATCGTTATCTAAATAATGGCAAATCTGCTTGATTAACAGCTAGACAGGCGTATTGTTATCTACATGGAAGCAAGAAGGGCTTGCAGACATGAAAGGGTAAACAAAATGCAACTATTTCAAATTAACCGTAGCGAGTGGATTAGCTTGAACGAGCAATACCGTATCCAGTATTTTACATTTCGCGGCGGGAAAAGCGAGTGGGTCATCTCTCGCAAAGATGGCAAATACTTCTCAGCAATAGCAGCAGCTGCCGATCTAGTATCAGCTAAGGCAAAGTACGCAGAGTTGGCGGTGGCATAATGAGCCTGTTACAGATAATCATTTTAGGCAGCTGGTTTCTTCTATTTTTCATGGGCTACAAAATTGGACACAGAGACGGCTATTTAGTCGGTCGCAAAGCAGTTCGTAAACACTACGAGCAGCTTGATAAGGTAAGAGCATGAATGCACGCGACTACCTCAACGAAGCAAGAGCTACGATCCAAGACCGAGGTCTCGACTACGGTCATCCGACTGACAACATGGCAAGAACAGCAGCCTTCTGGTCAAGTTATTTGGAAATGCCAATTACTGATTACCAAGTCGCGATGTGTATGGCACTCGTTAAAGTAGCTCGTAGCATGGAGACCGCAAAGACTGATACTTATGTAGATGCAGTTGCTTATATGGCTATAGCTGGACAATTACACACAGAGGAGAATGATCTGTATGTATAAATTGACTGCAAGGGAAAAGACCGCTTACATCATAGGCGCTGGCAAAGCTGGTTATATAGTCAGCCAATTTCATAAAGACAACATGTGCAATTTAGGGCGTGGCAGCGATGGCTGTTACTGCTTGGAATTACAGGCGAAGATAGAAGAGTTTTGGAAAGCGGGTTTGGCAAATGTTTGATCTTTCACAGTACGAAACGGTTGACCAGAGACTAGAAAAGTTCTGGGCAAAATATCCTGACGGTGCAATACTCACAGAATTGGTGGCTTACAAAGATGATCGATATATTTTTAAAGCAAGCGTATATAAAACTTACGCTGATACATTACCGTTTGCCACAGGGTTCGCTGAGGAGACTGTTAGTGGTCGAGGCGTTAATGCTACTAGCGCATGCGAAAACGCGGAGAGTTCTGCGATCGGCAGAGCGCTTCACACAGGTGGTATCTCAAAGCACAGCGAAGGCAAGCCAAGACCCTCAGCTGAAGAGATGGCTAAAGTAAAGGCTAAGGCAGAAGCCGATAAGCCTAAACCATTTGCTGAGAAGCTGGCAGACAAGATAACAGTTGAAAAGGAAGATGATCCCTGGACAACTAAAGAAGTGCATCCTGCGCCATCAGCAGCCGAGGCAGTTGATCTAGTTAAAGAAGTATTAGGCGCAGTTAAAATAGATAAAGACATTCCTCTATGTCGTAACTGCCATGACCATAAGCCAATGTCATGGAAAACGGGCGTAAGTGCTAAGACGAATAAACCCTGGGCTAACTTTAGTTGCTTCGCATGTAAGGATGTACTTTGGTACAACCTTTCACCAGATGGCACATGGAAAGTCAGAGAGGGTCAGTAATGAGTGGCTTACAGTTTATGAACCAGGATGGCGAATGGGAGAACTTTCCAACCGATGATGAATTAGCAGAAAAGGCTAAACACCAGGAATTACTTAATAGCTTGCAGGTTAGGATTATCTGCCATTTATGTAACGAGCCAGTACCACGCGAAGATCTAGCATTCTGGGTTCAGGGAACTATCCTTACCTGGTCATGCAAGAAATGCCACGCGGTAAATGTCTCAAAGTAGAAAACACCGCGGTTTTAGAACCGAGCGTGTAGTAGCAGAGTATCTACGGCGCACGTGGGAAGGCGCTGTAGTAGGTCGAGGTTCTGGGCGTGACATACTCAATGTTCCGTTCGACTGCGAGGTTAAGGCGCGCACAGGACTCGATGTAAAGGGAACACTCCGCCAGATCGAGGACAGAACAGCCAAAAGCGGCTTATTGGGGTTCGCTTGCTTTCGGCTTAATGGACAGGGTGAACAGGCTAGCGATTATGTAGCGATGCTTCGTTTATCTGATCTGGTGGAGCTTCTCCTAGAAGCTGGATATAAAGATCGTAAGGACACAGTTCAAGACTCAGACATCACTCGATGCTTAGACTGTGGCATATATGCGCTAGGTGAACGATGCAAGTTCTGCCGGGAGGAACAATAATGCCTAAAGCGGGCGATGAACGAAATGTGCTACCAGAGGCTTTACATACATGCTATTGCGGTTACTCGCTGTTATCGGCTTGGGGCTTCCTTGGTCAGAAAGAAGTCAGCCGCATGATGCTTAATCATCTGGAGACAATGCATGGAGTCGAGAAGTAATGCCTATATATGAGTTCGAATGCACGAATGATCTTTGCGAGTCGAACTTGCGTTATGACAAGGAGTTAAAGATAAATGAACCACACGATGTTGAATGCGGGTTCTGTCATGAACCTATGCGCAAGATTTACAGTTCTTTCGGGATCTCGTTTAAGGGATCTGGCTTCTACAGTACTGATAAGTAATGTGTCTAACATCACATATAATGTATGTCCGAATTGGGGTAATTTGTAATGATTAGATCCTTGACAGGCTCGGTACTCTTACGGCTAGAAGCCTTTAAGGGCTTCAGAGCGCGCCCGAAAGGCGCAGCGCGCTCGGTAGCAGTCGCTATTGGGATACTTCTATCTATAGCAATGCCCTTAGATGCTCAGGCTTCAATAGTGCCATTAAAAGCATTGGCAGATAAGCAGCTAACAGATAAGCAATATCATTGCCATAACGAGATTGTGTATCGAGAGTCTCGATGGAAGATAGATGCAGTTAATGGATCACACTATGGCTACTACCAGATAAGAAGTAAATCTGTACAGAATAAGCCTTATGACTATCAGTTCTATATCTATTGGTATTATGTATCTAAGCGCTATGGTCTTGACTATGAGATACCGGACTACTGCAAGGCACTACATCATCTAAAGACTAAGGGATGGCAATAGCATGGCTAAGCGTGGAGACCCTAGACTTACCAGAGATTACAAAGCCTTTAGGTTAAAGGTATTGGCAAGGGATCAGTGGTCATGCTTCTATTGCTCAGCACCCGCTGCAACAGTTGATCACATAATCCCAATTAGTAAAGCACCTGATCTAGTGGTGTCATTTGAGAACGCAGTTGCTTGTTGCCAGTCATGCAACAGTAGTAAGGGCAGTCGTAATCAAGCCAATTTTCTAGGTAGAGTGCCTAC